GTGCTTTTACTGAATATCGTTCTACCCGTGTGGATAGGATACCAGCGAACTTTAGATCTGTGACGTTCATGATGAACTCCAATGACTTGTGAATACTGTAAGCGTATTATATCAAGAATTGGAGGTGTTGTCAATACATATTTGTACAATTATGGCCCTAATGTGACACCGCTTTGTATGACAGTAGCTATAACGAAGCCTAACGCAGTAGATCCTCCCATAATCAGCCACTTCCAACGCTCAAGAATCATAACACGCTTAGCTAGTGTTGTCAACTCTTCGTTGGTCGTCTCTTGCATCTTATCGAGCTTGGCCATAACACAGTCATGGTTAACCTTTCGAATGGCTGTACCCTCGTCCTTCATATCAGATATACGCTTATGCAGAAGATCCGTTTCCTTTTCCGCAACCCGCTTTACTTCATTACCTGCGGCTTGCATTATTTTAAGCTCACTTTCATGTACAGTCAAGATCTTCGATATCCCATTAGTGGCATCTGCTATCTTATCGATGGCAGTATCTAGCCTACCTAACAATCCTTGGATATTCGATACATCTTTCTTCAGTATAGCAACATCGGTTTGTACCGAATGTAGCTCATTGACGTTATTTGTGGAGTTCATGTCTAACCCTTAGTCTACAGGTGTATCTTTGAATCTCTTCAAAGGTTTACGCTTCTTGTGCTTAGGCGACATGCCAGGCTCTCCTTGAGGGCCAACACCTATACCAGCTATGTTTCCTGATCCAGCACTATTAGCTGGAGCGTCCTCTTCAAATGCATTTTCAAACAGAGCGTCGATATCTCTGTTTGATGACTCTACATATTTGATGTAGAAGTTTAGTCTCTCTTGTAGGTGCTCTTCCTTGAGCATTTCTCCCTGTCCCTGAAACTGTAGTTCATCGTGTTCTTTGATGAGATATAGTGCTGCTGCATATGAGCCAATTCTAGTTGAACCACCGGGTACTTTCTCAAGTAACCGTTTGAGCTTCATGATCATAATATCGAAGATACCAAAAGCATCTTTCTGATCTCGTGTGGTGAAGTCTCTGCGCTTAATTAGCTGCTTACCCTTCTCGTCGATAATACCAAGATCGTATGCATCCCACTCTACGAATGGTGTGCTTAACCGTCTGATAAACTGATACACTAAAAATAGATCAACAATCATAACTCTCTCAACTCTTTAATAATAATTCTGTCCAGAGGTATTTCCGAACTTATAATTTGCTTATCGCCGTATTCTAACATTTCTGGCATATAGCCCAACATAATGATAAAAGGCTTCAACGCTGGATGATATCCCTCTAATTTGAAGAACAGCATAGGTGTAGCTTCTGCGCCAAAGCAGTTAAATATTACAGTTAAGTGATTTAGAATGAGTCTAACTTTAAGATCATTATCTTCGTCATATCGCTTAAATAATCTCTTTAGATGTTGAAATCTCTTAAGATCATCGTAAAATTCTTCAGCAGATGCGGCCATTCGTATATCGTAATAGTTGGCCGCATACAACAAGAAGCTATCTTCCTCAAGTTTCATATATTATTTGCCCTTAGTATACCGAAGAGCAACTCCATAGCTCTTCAGTATATTTATAGCAGAATATATGCTCTATGCGGATTGAGTTAACGTAACTACCGTAGAGTTGACTGTAGTCGAACCAGCTTGACTAACTTCACAATAGAACATGTTGCCAGCAACGTACTCATTGGTTTCTGTTGAGTCTACTACGAATGTCGCATTGTTGTTGTCGATAGAGTCTTGCTCATACGTCGAACCGCCATCAGTTGAATACTTCCACTTGTATGCGATAGCTACCCCAGCATTGGTTGATGCGGCGGCGACAGTTAATGTCATAGATGCGGAACCAGCGATATCGATTGTCGCATCAGCTTGCAGAGGCTGTGTATTAATTGTAATATCGCCATCTTGTACGATTAAGTCGTCAGTGCCGTTAACGCCGACATCGCCAGCAACTGCTGCGGTAACGCCCATAGCGACCAGACACTCTGCCTTGTGACGTACGGCACCAGTACCATCGGTATAAGTGGTGTACAAGTTCCAGCCGCCAGTGTCTAGACCTTTAGCCTTGTTTGTGGCAACAGCTGCTTCAGTCATATCGACGAAGTATGTGTTTGCCAAATCCGCAGCGCCCAAGTTCTTAGGTGCATCAGCTGCCGTATCCGTGTTTCCCCATAAAGCCATTTTAGTTCTCCTTGATTTTTGTGTTGTTATGTAGTATTTATATTTTACTGTATGTAGCAGTTAAGCTCGTACTTAGCGCCCATATTATAAACTTGAATCTGAAGAGATTGCTTAACAGACTTACCGTTCTTGGTCAGTTTAATAGAGTAGGTGTTGGTCTTACCGTTCTTAGGCTTAGCTGGTCCCGTAGCAACTTTACTATCCCAATCATCAGAGTCTACTTCAAAGCCACTTTGCTCGGCAACTGACTGCGCTTCTTGTACAGCACCAGAGAATGTGTTGTGGTATAACTTATACTTTGGCGATTCTTCTAAGTCAACTTCTTCAAATACTACAGGTGCCATTATGGAACCTTTTTTACCACCATCGATCATCATCATCTCATCACCTTTTGTGGTGTCTTTGAGATCTTTATGAATCTTACGGAAGTTTGCTTTTGAGATATGCACTTCACCGTCTTTGATTGTATAAGCTGCTTCATCTAAAGCAACTCCTTCGTACGACTCATGAGCTGGTGTAATGGAAAGAATGCCTTGACCAGACTTAGGTACCTTAAGTTTCTTGATTGCCAGTTGCTTTGCAGAGTACATATCAGTCGCCTGATCAGCACCTTCGCCTTTCACAATTTCAAGCTTTTTGCTTTTGTATATTGCAATCCAGCCTACAGAAGACTCTTCTAGGCTAACTTCTTCGTATGCTTCGTACTTACTCATGAAAGCTTTAACGTCTTTTACTGGAAATCCGATCTTCTTAGCAATCCACTCGGCAGTCTTACCCTGATCGATATAGTCCTGAAGTTCGGACATTTTGCCTTCATCAAGATCAATCTCTTCTTTCATACCGATTGCTTTAGCAATAGCCTTTCGACGCTTATGTAGATACTCGTCAGAGGAATCAACATCACCATCGTTGTCGATGTCTTTATCTTCACGATCATCAAACGACTTCTTGGTTGCTTTAGGGTCAACTTTGTCGAGGTCCTTTGCAACAGACTCAGAGACTGGCTCTGGGGCTACAACGGGTTCTACAGTAGGTTCAACCGCCGGAGACTCCTGAACGGGATCCGCAAAACCTTGTCGATGTAACTCTCTACTGAACGCATCGGCCATGCCTGGTGGTAATGGGTTAATATCTTTCGCTTGCTTAAACATTATTATACTCTCCTAATTAAATTATTATAACTACAACTATTTATCAATTGTCTACGTTGGAGTTTGCTCTCCATTGATAGCAACTCCAAAACTTAGCTTTCCATTTGGGACCAGGAGTAGAACATTTATGTCTGGCACGAAACGAAGCCCGGCGAGCGGGATTATCTCTTTTGATTTCCATGTTGGGGTCACCGAATGTGACTTTCACAACATTGTCTTTATCATTCTTTACATATACAGCGAACTTTTTCTTAGATCCAGTGGGAAGTCTAAAGGGGTCATTAAGTTTCACCTTACGACCATCGTACTCACTTTCCTCTATGATTAGATCTTCGCAACAACACTCTTTGATGAAATCCGAAAATGACTTCATGTTATTTAGTGGACTCTTCATATTCTGATTCGTCATCCTCTTCACCTTCGGCCTCTGATGTCATATAGTCTCGAACAGAGTCTAAGTAGTCGACGGCTTTGGTGATCTTATTCTGTGCCCACTCTGGGAGATTATCTTCATCTTCGATCAGATCCATCAACTCTTGAGCTGCGTCCATTATGGTTCGAAGTTGGTTCTTAGCCATATCCCCCTCATCATCGTACTCAGCAGGATCTTTGTCTTCTAATAAATATGCACTAAATGTTTTCATCGATCTTATCCTAGTAGCTTATTGAGAGTTGCAGGACCGGCGATGCCATCTGCAACTAGACCATTAACAGCTTGAAAGCTTTTAACGGCACGTTTTGTTCCTGGACCAAATACACCATCCACGACAAGATTGAGTGCAGCTTGAACCGCTTTTACTGTATCATTTATATCACCCGCCGATACGGTAACTGAGGTATCTACAGAACTCTTCGATGCGACTTTAAAGTCTCCACCTAGTATATCAAGTGCTGCATTATAACGCTTAGTCCGATCTGCTAGACCGATAGTACCACCATTGATCTTCTTGGTCAATGCGACGATATCATTCTTATCTGCTATAGAGTTGAGCTTGTTCGTGTCCCAAAACCAGCAAGCGGACTCAACTGCACCCTTTTCGGTTGCAACGTAGTCACATGCATCTTCGGCGCTCATACCAATGCTTTTGCCAAATGCCGCATAGTTATTACGACCCGTCAACTGCTTAAGTCCACGACCACGAAATCTCCATCCATCGCCATCTTGAACGTTACCCATCTTACCACGGCTACTACGATACTCGTCTTGATATACGTAGTTAGCGATCATCTCTGGGTTACGAGCATACTCTCGAGCATTACGCTTAGGCTTAGCACCAAAGTACCTACTGAATACAGACTTCAATGCCTTCTCAGAGTAATTCAAACTCTCTTCCAGCGACTTAAAGTCATTGCTTTCATGGGCACATTGTGCTAAGAATCCAGCGATACGATTCGGCGTGTTGATCTTATACTTAGGCATAATTTCAACAAGGGCATCGAACCACTCGGCACTCTTTGGATTGTTATTGATGATAGCACGAAGCATATCAACAGTTAACGGAAAATCTACACTCATCTCTTTTTTACTCCAAAACATAATAAATCCTTATACGTCGATTACTTTGCTAGATGTACCAAAGTTCTTCTTACGCATGATGGTCTTATTGATGACCTCAAATTCTTCAGTGTTTCTATCGTAGTTGATCACGATTGGTAAGTTCAGATCACTCTGAGCATCCTTCAATACAGCTTCGATATCGGGATTCTTACGAATCTCAGATCCTTTACGTAAGGCAATCTTCTTGAACACTCTCTGTAGCTCTGCGATAGTGATAGCTGGCTTGTTTCGATCGTCATTCATTCTAGCAGCAAAGTGTCGAGTGAATTCAATGTCAATGTTAAACTTAGCTAACAGTCGATCAGCGAACTTCTCAAGGTCATTCAACTGCTTCTGCGTAACCTCTTCCGAGAAAAAGTTTTCAAATGCTTCGTCGAACTGGCCAGGAGTATCGCTCTTGTAACGCTTGGTGACTTGATCAGTACCTTCGTCACCAGCTCCACCCTCTTCCTTTAGTGTATCGCCATGCTTCATATAGTAAGTATGACTGGCAATTCTGACATCCTTCTTTGGATCTTTCTTAGCAATAGTAGATCCAGCCTTATCAGCTTGGGCTTTGTTACCGAAGACTAGTGGCTGACCATCCTTCTTCCACAGCTTACCATTGATGTATATGTGATGAACTTCTTTGGCACGCTTAGCGTCACGTTTAACCGCTGCATCTTCGTCACCCAGCTCTTGCTGCATCTCTTTTCGTTTGAATTCGCTGTGGCGAGCTTTCTCAGCACCAGTTCTTCGGTATGAATATGCAGCCTCATCGATACTATCGTCGACAGAGTGTACGTCTTCGGCTATGCTACCTTTAGGTATGATTTTAACCAATTCTCTTGATTTGACGTGAGGATATCCTCTAGCAATCTGTGCGGCATAATACTCAACGCCATGCTTAAGCGGCTTCTCACCAGCTTCAGATTTCTTACGTGTCATGAGAGTCGTTAGTGCCTTAAGCGCATGATTGTACTCTTGCTTATGGACTGCATATCCTATCATATCACCAACAACATTAGAAGGCGAACGTTCTACGATTTCTTGATCAACAGACTCGTTCTTACCAATATGCTTCACCCATAGATCAGAGTCGGTAGTCTTTTGAGTATTGCCACCGACAATGAAGGAGTTGACTCTTGCGTAAGCCCATTGCTGTGGTGTCGTACCAGGACGATGACTGTCTTGCCAAGCTGCTATGCCACGATCGTAAACTTGCTTCAGTAGGTCATACGCTATACCAGACATATCGGATTTGCTTTTAAGTCCTTCTTCAGACTTCTCCTCGTCCAATAAGACTTGATTGCGGATGTCTTCTGCCGTCGCTTCGATAAAAGCAAGCAATGATCTATCGTCAAGGAATTCTTCATGGATGCTATCAACTTCTTCTAGATCGGGTTCTGCTTTTTTGTTTCGAAAAGCACGGAAACGTGCATCTAGTTTAATCAGACCTTCCTTGTTATACATTTGATGATATCGCTTAGTATACTTTGACTGTGTAGTTTCACCAACAGCTTCCTGCTCATTCAGTAAGAATGTGTCAAATTTCTCATCGAATGACTCGTTTTTGGTCTTGGACAGTTTAGCCAGATCCGCCTTCTTTACCATAGGCAACAATCGCTTAGCGATTGCATCTATAGCACTCTTCTTTTTCTCTACTCGCTTATCGATCATCATCTTCTCCGATGGGCCAAGGTTTGCATAGTCTTCGCCTTTCTTACCCGCAATCTTCTTGCGGATAATTTTGATGGCTGCCTTTCTGGCTCGGCCTTTGAGTTGATCTACGGTAGCGGCTTTTTTACTCAGACGCTTCCGGGCAGCAGAAATCTTGGTCTTATACTTTCGCATAACCAAGGATCTGGCACGTCTCTGCTGCATACTCATAGCTTCGAGTAGCGTCTCGTCCTCATCTTCTTCGTTCATTTCGGCGATCTTCATTCCACCACGAACAAGGTCATACACATCTTGTGCATCGGACTTGAGTTTCTTAGGCAATCCTTTAGTGAATCCTTCAAAGTCTCCTTCACTCGCAAGCTTACGCATAACAGACGCAGACATGTTAGCGGCAGATAGATCTTTGGCTGCATCACTGTCTGGGTCAGCACGATTACCGGCTGATACGACTTCAATCTCTTTTAGATTATAGTCCTTTCCGTTATACTTGTTGAGAAGTACTTCGAACTCTTTTACTCGATCACTACCAGCAACGAGCACTACTTTGTCGAATCGCTCTTCTAATTCTTTCATGATCTGCATAATAGTTCTAGCATTAGATCGGTGTATGATCTTGTCACCGAATGCCTTTTTAGCGAGCATGATCTTATCGTCATACGATAATGGATTCTTCTTTGGATCTTGACTGTGGGAGACGTAGATGATGGGAGTTGCTTTGTAGCGTTTAGCTAAATCTTTGATCTTGTCTACCAAGACTTCATGGCCTGATGTGATCGGATTCATTCGACCCCAGCCAAGCACAACTGTTCTAGTCGTAGCCTCTTCTAGCGGTGGATTGATTTCGATTGAGTTCTTATTGAGCAGCGCATCTTTATCCAATTTCTTAACACTCTTTTTCTTCGCAGGCTTCTGTTCGATAGCTGCGTCGTCTTCAATATCTTTATTCATTGTATCCTCTCGTATCGTAGGTTTACCTAAGTCTAACTACAACATGTAATGTTTCATAAGCGAATCTTGATTGACTCACTGTATTTATGAAAATTAGATGCTATAAAAAGCTATCCTTTTTGGCGATAGCAGTGGCTTCTCGCTCTATTGCTTCTGCTGCCGTATTGGTCGCAGATGCGTTTACTTCGGCCTTGGTGGATGCGTGTTCGATAGACTCATCGGCCAGACGCTTGGCCACTGTGGCACGGGCAGTCAGAACTCTAGCAGCATCTTCTGCCTGACGTGAAAGCTCTTTGTTACGACTAGTCTTATCGTTAACAGCAACAGCAGCTTGTTCAGCAGCATGTTTGGTTGCATCGTCTGCCATGCGGCGCATAACAGTGGCCTGATCGTTTAGAGCTTGTGCGGCAGCAGCAGCCTTACGAGAAGTCTCTTGGGCGTGGGCAGCCATACGTCTAGCATCACGACTAGCTTGTTCGGCTGTAGCATGTTCAATATCCGCATCTTGCTTAGACACTTGCTTTGTGACAAAGCGAGCGGATTCTTTTGCTTTCTGATCGAGCAATGCTCGTGCCACGGCGATCTCTGGGTCGATCACGGGAATGATAATCGGTGCGACCTCTTCAATAACGACTTCTGCTTCTGCTTCGACTTCAACACCAAGCTCTTCTTCTAGAGCGAGTTCGTCTGTGATGTGCTCTTCCAGACTAACTTCGACCTCTTCAGTGGCGTCAAGGTGCGCTGCTAGTACATCAAGTAGAGTTGCCTTGGTCTCTCGTCGGTCTAACTCTAATCCAACTGTACGGCCAAACACCTCAAGTTGTTTTTTTGTCATAGATGCGAAATCTATATCACTCATCTTAGTTCTCCTATTGTATAACGAAAAAAGCGCCATAGGCGCTTTATTGTAGCCTCGATGTATTTATATCATCGAGTGTTGTTAGTATACGTATCCTACATCCATTCCAAATACTTTCTAGTCCAAGTACCCTCTGCGACTGAGCGGATATCATGACGGCTTACGCCAATATCATTCAACTCCTGGTCTGTCAGTCTATCTAGCTCCCGTATGGTTGATGCGATATCTCTTTGACGCATCATAACTGTATCTAGTATTTTTACGAATTGCATAACTGATTCTACAGTGGATCGTAACATCGCTGTTACAGTGTACTTCATGTTGCTCACTTCTATCTTCTCCCGTGTGTTTAGTGCAATCGAGTGATTGCACTGCTATTTATACACATGTATCGAAAAAGCTGTAATTTATCTATGATAGTATCGCAAATCTGTTGTGCAGAAAACTAAACAGTTAATCGTCAACCAGAATAATATCAAAGGTGGCTGTAAAACGTCCCTTATTAGAGCGAGATGTTACCCGCACATCAATATCAGTACCGGCGGGCATCATTGTTGGAACAGGAAACTCGTACATATATTGACCGCCTGCACCAGATACTTCCAGCGAGTGTTCTATTCGAAATGCGACACTGGCCTGGGTTCTAACATACATATTCACAGTGCCATCAGCTGATGCCTGACAACTAGACGACCCTTTAAGTAGATACCCAGTTTTGCCGGCAGGAATAGTATACACACTCATCAAGGTTTGACCCCAATTCTCGTTAACACATGCGACGACTACTGCTCCAGCTTTAATCAAAACACGTGAAGTGTTAGTTGCCCCATCGGTGCAGAACACTCTATAGATTCTACGAAAAACCGTGGTGCCAGTGCCTGTAGATCCAACGATATCGATAACTTCGGAAATTTCATTGAAGTTGACATCTAGTCCCATTACGGTAACTTGTGTGCCATCTTCGGTTGTAGTCAATGAACCTTCGTTATTAGCAGCCACGCTGCTAACCGTTAACGTGTGGCCCAGGCCGCTATTATCGATTGCTGCCCAAGGATATATGGTATTGTTTCTATCCCAAATAGTACCAGTACTATTGATTGACAGTTCTGGCACAGCACCAAACTTATGAATATTAGACCATCCGTCGACATCGCCAGCAGCGATATTGATAGTCGAAGTGGTGCCGAAACTAGTAAGAGGGTTACCATCCTTATCCGCTATCACGACAGCTTCAAAAAGTGTTTTATTATCTGGTAGAAATGCTTTTAATATTTTGTTCCAAATTGCCATGAGATGTAGCTCCTATTATTTCTGCCATCCCTTGATGACATCAGAATTAAAGTTTGCTCTTGAAAATTGTAGTCTATCTACGAGTTTAACGGCATTCTTACCAACGTGATCGATTGCAACGAATCCTTCCTGCTCGGTTACTTTGTAGCCATCGGTGGTCTTCAAGAATGTTCCAACTTCTTTAGCTTTATCCAACTTACGGACTATGGACAGCTTTGCATCTATGATGAGGTTATACAGTTCGAATAGGGACACGATCTGACTCTTATCCACATTAGAGAAGTATGCCAAAATCTCTTTGCGCTTCTCTTCCTTGCCATTCTTGCCCTTCTCGGTCTTCAGTTTATCAATCTCTTTCTGATAGTAACCGTATATATAATCGATCATATCTGTTACGAATGCGGATGGGTTACCGATCTTCTCGCCTTGGCGCACTTTAACGTTAACAAAAGTCTTGATTCGAACCAACAACTCTGCGTTATCAGTGATGCCTTCAAACGTTCCCTTGCTGATCGAGTTAAACTTCTTACCAGCATCGGATAATATCGATGTAATGCTAGCAGTCTCTGCGGCTGTCATTGTTGCATTACCAGACACATCTCGATACATTGCGTCTACTGACCAGACACCCGAGCTTTGCTTGAGACCGCTTGCGATCTCCTTTCCAAAACTTGCTGACATTGTTTCAAAAGATTTTCCTCGGTATTCAGTGTGCCAAACCACACCGATCTCGGATCGGAGGATTTGTGCAGCAAGCTTGCTTTTCGCTGGTATCGCATAAGCAATGGTATTAGGATGGAAAGTAATATACGATTCTCCATCAATAGTAACTTTCTTGATATCTTTTTTCGCATATAAGAAATCACCTTGTATCACTCCTTTAATATTCAATGCCGGCAAATTCTTTAGTGCCAGCTTCATTTTCACATTCAAGTCACCCTTGGCGATATCATCATCGATCTCTTTTTCTGACTTATATACCTTTGGATTCTTATTGAAGATGCCCTTCTTTGCTACAAAGAACTTTCCATCAGATGGGTCAAGACCAGCAAAGATTGCCGGGGCCCCATCCCACTTCACGGTCACGTTAACCTTAGCGCTAGACTTTCCGGCTAACATGTCTCGTAAAGATCTAAGATAGTTGATAGCCTGTCTAGCACCATCAACACCGCCGTTCAGCACTAGGTCTTCCAGGTGCTCCATGTGAACGTTCTTTTCTTCTGTCAAGAATGTTGATAGGCGTTTCATTTTATGCTCCGAATAATTTCTTTACGTCATTTGGGTTATCTAGACTGTATTTTGATTTGATAGTTGTTTTCAGTCTACCTTGGCATCTATATCCGGCACCGACGACTCGATAGTCTTCGCCTTCAATTTTTCTCGTCTTACTTCCTGATGGCCCAAGTCGGAATTCGATATTAACAGAGCCTTTATACTCTGGGATGTCTAATCCAAGGGGATTACTACCGAGGTAGAATAGTCCTGCTTTGCCGATCTGAATGTAGTATACGTTCTTTCTGTTGTATGCCTTAGCGATGGTCTTTGCCGAATCAAAAGACTGAACAGCATTCATCATCGTAAGGTAACCAGCTTTCTGCGCTGCTGACCACGCTTCTTTTGTTACCGATCCAAATGGGATCGTGTATGGAATTTTGTCGTGTAATGCCAGCGGCTCTTGCTTGCGGATGAAGTTGACCCAGTCCTTTAGCGCAGCATCTTGCTTCTTGGCTGCCTCTATGAAGAATGGAATTGCGTCATCGTCAACAGCATCAGGCTTAACTAAAGTGTGCGTATTGTTCAATGCATCAATACGAATAGAAGTACCGCCCATTTGAGCATTTGCATCTAGCTTGATTTCGATATTGAACTTTTTGCCTTTAAATGTCGCCTCGATGTCGCCTGCGCCTTGATTGCTATATCCCGCACCTGGCTTACTTCCCACGTCTAGGCCGTCGACTCCTGCTGAACGCATTGCATCAAAGACTTTCTTTTCGTATGCCAGTCCTCTAGCGCCGACGGTCTCGGTAATAAAGCTTTTAAATCTGATAGTCATTTCTTAACCTTAAATTTTGTATCGTTAGGATACTCTTGTGCCTTCGAGTTACGCACCTCAATGACATACTGTTCCACGCTATTGCTACATAGAATCGTTATCTGCTTGGACTTCTTGCTTGGATATCGTATGGCATCAATCCTGATGCTTCTTGATAACTTATCAAGCTTCGCTCTATCTAGCCAGAAGACTTTCCAACTATTCACTAGTCGTCTGACGTAGAAATAGTTCATGCCCCAAGCTCTATTGAATATCTTCTCAAGCTCTTGAGCGTTGGGTTTTGATACTGGTATATTTGGTCTAAATGTATTTATATTACCTCGCACATCAAAGCCTGCTTGTACCTTATTTAGGTCAACGCCAAACGAGTTTAAGAACTTCGCACCCTCGGATTTAGGTTGTAACGTACCATTCTTATCAAAGAGTGATGCTGCTCCAGAGTAAGAACTGAACGTATTACCATTGACGTCCTTCAGTGATATGAACCAAGAGTTTCCTCTATTGTCATTCAGAACGATGTCGCCGATGATTGCTCCTAGCTTCTCGATGGGGACACCTTCTTTCTTAGTGGCTCCAGTGCGTTGCTTAACAGACGTAATCTCAGCTCCAGCAAAGGGTGCGTGTGACTCGTTCATCTGCTGTATCACCTGAGCCATCTCTCCGCCCTGACGAATCTTAAAGAAAGAGTCTAGATTCGTGACAGTCCTCGTCTCGAACTTCTCGCCAGAGTTTGCTCCTCTGGCTATGATCACGTCATATAGCTGACCATCGAAGCTGAAGGAGTAGCTGGGAAACTTAGAGCTATTAGGAGAGACCTGGTTGTATGTTACGAACTTTAAGTTATCATCACGCTTCAACTGTACACTCAGATGTGCTATCACGGCCTTACTGGTATCACTCTCTTTATTAACGAGTTGTAGTCGGAACTCTCTATATCGCTTGTCGTTAGACCCAGGCTTCCCTTTAGGATAAGCAGGAGCAACCTGATAATTCTTGGACTTAACCATAGAATTTAGATTCTCGCCTATTGTTTGAAACGGATTGTCGGCCATTGTGCGTGATACCTATCTGTTATTATCTACGTATTTATATTGTCGGATCACAAGGACTGATGTGATATAAGCTCTACTGGAGCCTTCTGAGGTGAGACGAGTTCAACAGAAACTCGTTCCGGGATGCAATTGATCGACTCATCCAATTGTGCGCAAAGGAACTGGGTCTTTCTTCTAGATCTCTGCATTCCTGCCATCTTTGATACACATCGTCTCATAGTCTCGTACTCCATTAGTCTATTGGTACTATTATACAGGGTAACATAAAAAAGTCAACTCTTTTGGCTGACTTTGTTGATATATTTTCGTCTATTTACGTTCCAGCTTAATGATGCGGAGTTCTAGCTCGTCCATCTTGGCGGCGGCGCTAGGATATTTCGATCTCCATGCAACATTCTCTTTATCCAAAACGTCTAGACCATACCTATCAGATGCCCAATCAGCGATACTATCAAACTTATCATAACACCAATTTCCGGCACGAGTGTCACTGACCCACTTCACAGAAGCTGCTCCTAGTAAGGATCGTGCAATAGTGCTTATTATCCAAAACCTCATACGTATCTCCTATTTGAATCCACCAAATCCACCGGCATTCGGTTTACTTGCTTGCTTATTCCTGAAAGTTAGCACACCTTCAGATCCAGACTTCTCAGAACTAACTCTACCACCAGACTTGCTCTTATCGAACGCAGGTCCATCATCAACGATACCCGTTTGAGCAGAGTCTTCGGCATCAAACAACTTCATCTTGCTTCGATCAATGCCAATGACAAAACGCTTCAGGAAGTCGGTAGGACCCCAACGATTCTTGAGCTGCTTAACCATCAACTGACCAAGATCTTCTAGCTCCTCAGTTGAGATTAGACCGAACATAAAGTCTGCCGTTGCTGGCAAACCAAACGACTCTGACGTATCCTCCAAATTCAAATCCGACGATGAATTGTGCGTCAATATCTCGTTTGCGAAAAATAAGTGGTTGCCACTCACCTCGATGTCAATAAGATCCCGTGTGCCTACTTCTTCGATCGAAACTATTTCATCAATCATCTTTTGCCTCTTTGATCAGTATATTCAATTTAGGGTAAACTTTACTATATTCATTGCGGCGCATATAAACGAGAAAAGTCTTATATTCCCTATCAGTTAGGTTATAATGTTCCATTATATCACACTTGTATAAGGAAGCATACAACAAATTTAAGTTTTGATCATATAAGTCCCACTTTTTTGCGGTGTGGTTTTTGCCACCTGCTGCAAAGAAGTCTTTCTTCTTTTTAGAGATGATAGACTTAGTTTCCTCATCATGGTGCCACCCAGCAGGTCTGCTAACAATACCTTCACGTCTACGAGTTTCACCAATCTTTCGTCGAGTTTCCGCTGAATGAGTTTTATTGAACATTCCGTTTTTTTCACCTCGTACGCCATTTCCAATATTGATCCTATGCTCAGCAGTTATAGCTCTACCAGCTAATTGTGATCCGCCTCTACGTCTATATAAGGCTTTGAGTGAGTCTGACAATTTACGCAGAGAATACTCAGTGTGTTTCCAACCAATTCCAGCTTTACCTCCTTTCTTGCCTGCTGCACTAGCACCTTGAACGAATTTGCCATTTAAGCATCTTATATCACCATTTTCCTTATGGATACTCCAATGCTCGTCTGGAGTGCATATTGATAAGTTGTCGACGCTATTGTTATGGGAATCACCATCAATATGATGTATGTGCATTCCTTTAAGTATGCACGCTTTATGATGGGTTTCCCATATTTTACGATAGTTAACTTTAGTTCTGTTGGTCATGACGGTATCCTCTTTATATAGTTTATTTATATAAAATGTAACCTCAAGATCAACACTCAATATGATCATTTTACAATCAAGCTATCTCCTACAGACAATCCTCTCGATATACTGGTCTCATCACCGTTTGCAGTGGGAAACAAGTGGTCGGCAGAACAATATATGGTTTTACCTGACTTAGTTCGAACCTTGTACGTCATCTTGTGTTGGGCAGGAAACACGGTTTTCACCGTATTGTAACCTACGTCTGACAGCAGTTTATCGCCGATGATTACGTCCTTTAACAGCTTCTTGCCGTTGTCAGATAGTACCTCAGTGTAAGGATCAAGGCAGTAACCGGTTCTGGTAGTTTGCGTAGCAGTCATGACAGGAACATTGAACTCTACAGCAAGACCACGTAACTCCTCAGCAATCGCTTTGATCAGCGTGTATGAGTTGACGTTACCACCAGCTTTCATTCTAGCACTGGTACATATATTTAGGTAGTCGATATAGACAACATCTGGTATAAAGTTTTTCTTGAGCTTCAACTCATTCAAGAGGTGCCTAAAGTGAGCAGAACCAGCACTAGCAGTGGGAAACTCTTTTACGATGAGCTTACCTGTAGTCTTGGCCTTAACTCGATCAAGTCTCTTGTTATACACCTCACGAGGAATCTCTTGTAGAGAGTCGATAGTAGTGTTGAGTAGATTCGCATCGATACGCTCCGAGATCTTCTCCTCCGCCATCTCCATTGTGATGTATAGTACGTTCTTACCATCCATTAGATTGGCTGATGCACAGTGCGTCATGAACAACGTTTTACCAACACCTGTACCAGCTAGTGCAACGGACAGTGACTTACGTGATATACCACCCTTCGTGATCTGGTTGAATAGATCTAAGTCGAATGCGATCTTATCCTCTTTAGTGTGATAGAAGTCGAATCGTTGATCAGAATCTTCCAGAAAGTCGTGACCAATACTTTGGTCGAATGATACACCCAGAGCTTTGGACAGCAGGTCGGGAATAGAACCCTTGTCCAAGTCTTTATGGTGACCATCTAACACTAGAATCGATTCACGAACAGCATTGTAGATTGCCTTATCCTGACAGAACTTTTCGGTCTTATCGACCAACCATTCGATGTCAGTCTTAGCATCATACTCGAGTCCATCCAGAACATCAATGATAGACTTGTATTGATCATCATTGAGATTACTCTTTTCTTCTATTGCGATCCGAAGTGCCCCTTTAGTGGGCACCCCGTTGTAGTCTTGAATGTATAGAGTAATGGCATTGTAGAGCGTCTTTTCACTGAAGTCCCCGAAGTACTCCTCTGTCAGGAAGGGAATAACCCTTCGCATATAGTCATCATTATGTAATAGCCCTGCAAGTACCGTATTCTCAATCATCCGTTAATATCTCCTTGATATTGACTTCACTGTCATCGCCCATAAGTGGGCCAGAAGTCATAGTATAACTGTTTTTGATGTAAGATGCAAGATCTGTTTTCTCAAACATCATCAACCAAAACTCCGAACTATCATGGATCTCCTTAGCTCGCATCTTATTAGTGCTGAGAACTTCGCCGGTAGCGGGGTTGATGGCTTCGTACCAACCAATGGTGGGCTTGACTAGATACCCGCCACGTTCCGCAACATCCATCAAGCCAGACCATTTCGATATACCACCCTCAAAGGTAACAGTAACCGGAATCTTAGACTTCTCTCGTACATGGCGAGACTTCTCGATGTTGATGATGAAGTGGTAGCCAGTGATCTCTTTGTCAACCTTCTCTTGCTGACGACCAATGATCCAGATAGCATCTGAACTGTAATAAGCGCCTGTGTTGTGTGAAACGACACCATTGGCTAGCGTGTATTGTTGCTTATCATATTCATCAGAATTGATTGACAGATCATAAACAGGCTTTTTGCCAATAGATTTGACCGACTTAATTCTCATAATGTATTCCTTATAGGTTGAGTAGCTTATCTTTGTGTTTACAGTTGTCGTTGTGCCATCGTGCTATGTTTCCTGCGACAGATTCCATTCCACAGTGGACACACGAATCTCTTCTCTGAGGCGTAACTACGCCTGGATGTTTCCATATATCTAGATTATACAGCACTGCTTCCGATTTGTCAATTCTTTTACACTCTCCTGTGTGGATATTTTTTAATGTGATTTTGTTCTTCGACAAAGCGCCTACAACTTGCTTTTGCTTTTCGCTTGCGGGTAGCTTTGCAACACGCTCTACCCAGCTCTCAATCTGCTCCTTTGGAGTTTCTCTATCTTGATGCCATTGTGTGATCTTTTCGGATATGCTCTTCTTAGTCTCATCTGTGTGAGTTTTACCGTAGAATGGGTTCTTATCTCCTTTCATGCTAATTCTCAATGCCTCTATATGAGCCTTTTTGGCGGATTCGTGCTCTCTGGCCGTAAAAAATCTCTTCTGATTCTTATCGCATCGGAGCATAGAGTACCAAGCATGTGCCAACTTAGAAGTTCTATAATGTTTATACAATAGACAGTGTGCCATAAAATGCTCTCTGGCCGTCAGTCGTACTAGGTTTTCTTTCGAATCATCTCCGCCTAAGCACCTTGGTTTGATGTGATGTTGTTCCGAATACTCAATATTCGGAACTGGGATGAGCAGTCTCTTTTCAATGAGAGAATTGTATATGGATAAATAGTTCATGTAAGGTTCCCCTTTTGTTGTTATAGTAACTCGCACTACTATATATACAAATTGGAACCTTACTACTCTACCGATACTTACACTACTTCACATTCCATATCTTCTACCAAGTCTTTAGCAGAAACCCATTCGCCATCAACTATAAACTTATGGTCGGCGGAACATGTCACGGAGTGTCCATCCTCAAACTCGATCTCATAACACTCAGGAGTGCCTTCATCGAGCGTCTCTGGGTTCCAAACATGACTTACTGTATTAGTACCATAGTTCGTCACAACAGTATCACCGATTGCAAACTGCTCTATTGGCTTAAGACCATCGGGTGTTTGGATCATAGTGCCTTCGACGACACACCCACCTGAAACGATATCTTTAGGATAGAGACCGATCTCCTTATACGTATGGTTCACCGCAACAAGAGGTATATCTTTAAGATTCAAGTGCGGTGTGATCATACGGAACAGAGACTTCATCTGTTTCGCCC